AGCGCGGGCGATGGGAGGTCATCGAGTACACGGGCCCGATCGCGCCGGAGGATCTCGAAGCGGCCGGCATGCGGGTCGACCGCGAGGACCGCCTCACGAGCTACCAGGGCTCGGTGTGGTTCTGCAACGGCATCGTGATCAAGGCCGCGCCGGCCATGCTCGACTCTGGCGAGTCGATGTACGACGTGGTCCCCTTCGAGCGCGACGACACCTCGATCTTCGGCTACGGCGTGCCGCACATGATGGGCGACAGCGCGCGCGCAGGCAACTCGGCCTGGCGCATGGTGCTCGACAACGCCGCGCTCACCGTCGGCCCGCAGATCATCAAGAAGCAGGGCAAGGTCAAGCAGGCCGGGCGCAACGTCAACGACAAGCTCGTGCTGCAGCCCTTCGGCGAGCTGGAGGTGCTCGACGGCACGCCGGTGGCCGAGGCGATCCAGCTCGTCGACATCAAGCCCAACTTCAACGAGATGTTCGCCATCATCCAGATGGTTGAGCAGTTCATGGACAAGGAGACCGGGCTGCCGATGATCGCCCAGGGCGAGCAGTCGCCGGCGATCACGAAGACCGCGCAGGGCATGGCCATCCTGATGAACAGCGCCAACACGGTGCTGCGCAGGCTGGTCAAGGAGTACGACGACTGCATCACGAGCCGCTTCATCAAGCGGCTCTACCACTTCAACATGCAGTTCGGCGAGACCGAGGAGGCCAAGGGCGACTACTGCATCCTGGCCCTCGGCAGCTCCAGCCTGCTCGTGCGCGAGCAGCAGACCCAGGCGCTCATGCAGCTGTCGCAGCTCGCGCTCACGAACCCCGAGTTCATGAAGCGCACCGACTGGGACATGCTCTACCGCACCCTGGTCAAGGTTCTCAACATCTCCTCGGCCGGCGTCATCAAGTCCAAGGAGCAAGTCGAGAGCGAGGACGAGGCCGCCAAGCAGCAGCAGCCGCAGGTGCCGCCCGAGATCCAGCTCGCGATGGCCGAGCTGCAGCTGCAGAGCCAGAAGCTCACGCACGACGCCGAGATGCAGCAGGCCGACCACCAGTTGAAGGTGGCGCTCGCGCAGGCCGACGCCGCCGAGAAGGACCAGGCCAACCAGATCGACCGCGAGAAGATCGCCGCCGCGCGCGAGGCCGCCGCCATGTCGCACAAGGCCGCGATGGCCGCAGCCAATGCGCGCCTCGTCGCGGCCCAGGTCGCGCGCGAGACCGCGCAGGCCCGCCTGGCCGCCGAGCGCGAGCGCACCCACTTGGGCGCCCAGACCCAGCTCGGTGTACGCGCCATGACCGAGGACGCCGCCAACCAGCGCTTCAACGCCGAGGTCTCGCTGGCCGCCGGCGCGCACGGGCAGGGCATCTGATGAGCGGCCCCGACTGGATCAACGTCGAGGCGCACGTCGCCCGACGCATCGCTGCATTGCAGGTCGAGCTGTCCGAGGCGCGAGCGAGCGCCACCGAGACGCTTGAGCAGCGCGTGTGCCGACTGCAGGGACGCATCGAGTCGATGCGCGAGCTGCAGCGCCTGCCCGAAACGCTGGCGCCGACCAGCGACTGATCACACCACCAACCCCCACGCAGGAGAGACCCGTGACCCAAGAGCACCGCGTCGTCGACGACGAGTTCGAAGCCCTGTTCCAGGAGAACGTCGCCAAGGCCGTCGGCACCAAGCCGCCGCCCATCGCCGACCTGGCCCCGGACGGCAGCGTGAAGCTGCCCATCGAGGCCGTCGTCGAGGAAGAGCACGCCGCCACGCTGGACGCCGAGCCGCTGGCCACGCCGCCGGCCGAGGACAAGCCGGGCGAGCAGGCCAAGCCGGCCGTCGAAGCGAAGCCCGACGCCACGACCACCGCCGCCCCCGCCACCCTGTCGATGGCCGACGTCGTGGCCCTCATCCCCGAGGACAAGCGCGCCGACGTCGAGCGGATGCTGCACGGCATCACGAGCGAGTCGGGTCGCCAGGCCGCGCTGCATCGTATGCGCCAGGAGGCCGAGGGCAAGGCCAGCGCCGCCGAGACCGCGCGCGCCGCGGCGCAGGCCGAGGTCGAGCGCCTGAAGGGCGAACTGGATGCGGCGAAGAAGGCTGGCGCACCCGCCGCCGCCGCTGCCGCGCAGGCCGCAGTGGATGCCGCGGAGGACGCGCTTGCGGAGCTGCCAGAACTGGACAAGGCCGTCAACCTTCGCATCGAGCGACGGGTCAGCGAGGCCCTGAAGCAGCTCGGTACGCCGCCCGCACAGGCCGCCACTGCCCCTGCAGCAAGCCCCGCACCGCCTGACGCGCAGCCCACCGATGCGGAGCTGGAGCAGCGAGCAAAGGGGTACGCCGCGATCACCGAGGCGCATCCCGACTGGCAGCAGCTCACCGCGACGCCTCAGTGGAACGAATGGATGAGCAAGCAGCCTCCTGGCGTGCAAGCACTGGCGGACAGCCCGGACCCGCGCGACGCGATCCACCTGATCTCCCAGGCGAAGCAGGCCCTGAAGACTGCCGACGTCGCCGCCACGGCAGCGCTGAAGAGCGCCGGCCAGGAGCGACTGAAAGCGCACGTGACCCCGCGCAGCCAGGCCGGCAACTCGGCCACCGGTGCGGTGCCACAGGACTTCGACGGGGCCTTCAACCATTTCATCTCGCAGAAAGCGGGCGAGCGGGCGAGGGCCTGAACGACAACCAGTTTGAGAGGAAGAGGAGCACACCATGCCCGTTACCTACGGCTCGATCAGCCAGCGCACCGCCGCGTGGGTGGCCGCCGAAATGCTCGACCACGCCACCCCGGTGGAAGTGCTCGCGCGCTACGCGGACTCCAAGGCGATCCCGAAGAACACGGCCGACAACGCCAAGTTCCGCCGCCCGATCCCCTTCGCGCCGGCCACCACGCCGCTGACCGAGGGCGTCACGCCCCCGGGCCATGCGCTGGTGTACGAGGACGTCTCGGTGCAGCTGCAGCAGTTCGGCGACTTCGTCGAGATCACCGACAAGGTGCAGGACATGTCCGAGGATCCGGTCCTCAAGGACATCGCCGGCCTCAACGGTGAGCAGGCCGCCGAGACCATGGAGACCATCCTGTGGGGCGTCGTTCGCGGCGGCACCTCGGTGGCCTACATGAACGGCAGCGCGCGCACGGCCGTGAACACCGCCTGCACCAGCACCACGGGTCTGGCCGCGCTGCGCAACATCAACCGTGCTCTGAAGGCGCAGCGCGCCAAGATGATCACCGAGATGCTCGCCGGCACGCCGAACTACAAGATGGAGCCGGTGGCCGCGGCCTGGGTGGCGTTCGGCCACACCGACTTCGAGACCGACCTGCGCGGCCTGCCCGGTTTCACCCCGGTCGAGCTGTACGGCCAGCAGACCAAGGCCCTGCCGTACGAGATCGGCAAGTGCGAGTCGACCCGCTTCGTGCTGTCGCCCGTGCTCGCCCCGTTCGCGGACGCGGGCGGCGCGGCCGGCGCGATGAAGACGACCTCGGGCACCTCGGCCGACGTCTACCCGCTGGTGGTGATCGGCAAGAAGAGCTTCGCCAGCGTCGCGCTGCGCGGCTCGGCGGCCTTCACCCCGGCGGTGCTGAATCCGGGCGTGCCGCGCGGCGGCGACCAGCTCGGCCAGCGCGGCTCGGTGGGCTGGAAGTCGTGGTACGCGGCCATGATCCTGAATCAGGCCTGGATGTACCGCCTGGAGTCGGCCGTCACCGCCTGATGAGCTGCGGGGCCTTCGGGCCCCGCTCTCTCGCACCACCACACGAATCTGGAGAGCACACACCATGCTGACCCCGAACCCCCTCTCGCTGTCCGCCATCGCGACGCAGCTGCGCCATCGCGTGCTGACCCGCCCGATCCTCGCGATCGGTGGCGCCGGCCTCGCCTCGGTCGACACGACCGCGGCCATCGTCTACTCGGTCGATGGCCGGGTCTACAACAAGGCCATCCTGGCCGACCAGTCGATCGCCACCATCGCCACCGGCGCCGCCCCGGCGTATGTGCAGCCGGCCTCGACCACCGTGTACTACGTGCTGTGCCTGGACAAGGACGGCAACGTGCGCACGGTGCAGGGCACCTACCTGGGCCAGTCGATGGGCGTCGGCCGCATCGACAAGGGCCAGGGCGGCATCCCGGACGTGCCGGACGGCTACACGCCCTTCGGAATGATCAAGGTCGTCACCGCCGCGGCGAATACCTTCACGCTCGGCACGACCGCGCTGGACGCCGCCGGCAAGACGTTCACGTTCTACGACCTGGACGGCACGCTGCCCAGCGTCGCGCCCTGATCGCCACCGACGTCTCCTGCGGGTGTTGACCCGCTTACCCCCGGGTCGCAAGGCTCGGGGGCTTTTTGAGACCGGATGCGCATACAGCACACAAGACACCCAACGACGCAGGAGAAGCGTATGAGCGACGAGCTGAACACCCAGTCCAAGGCCCAGCCCAAGGAACGCCCCGGCATCAAGCTCGGCGGCAAGAGCGTGGACCGCGCCGGCTGGCAGTGGATCATGATCAACGCCACCGAGAAGGACAAGGGCGACGTCTTCGTCTCCCACAACTTCATCCCCTACCGCGTCAAGCGCGGCATCAAGGTGCAGGTGCCGCCCGGCGTGGTCACCGCGCTGTCCGATGCCGTGCAGCAGATGCCCGTGAAGGACGAGAACGGGCGCATCACCGGCATGACCGAGGTGCTCACCTATCCGTTCTCCGTCGTCGCCGCCCCGCGCGAGGAGCAGCCTGCGTGAACTTCCTGCAGCTCGTCCAGCGCGGCGCGCGCGAGGCCGACCTGCCCGGCGCGAACGCGGCCAGCGTCACCGCGGCCACCGGCGACGTCGCCCTGCTCGCCGGCTGGATCTCCGACTGCTGGGTCAACCTGCAGAAGCAGCCCAAGGACTGGCGCTGGCTGCGCGACCGCTTCACCGGCGCCGCGCTCACGCCCACTGTAGGCGCATACCGCGGCACGACGCTGTACGGCGCGCGCTTCAGCGGCTTCCTCGAAGGCGAGGCCGGCGTGGTCTCGATCACCGACCCGATCTCCACCGGCACGCACTTCCTGGCGTGGCTGGACTACGAGCGCTTTCGACGCGCCTACCTCGTGGGCGCGCAGACGCCCGGAACGCCGGTGGCCTGGAGCGTTGCGCCCGATGGCCAGCTCCTGGTGGGCCCGGCGCCCGATCGCGCCTACACGCTCGACGCCGAGGTGCGCAAGACCGCGCAGCGGCTTGAGAGCGACGCCGACGTGCCCGAGTGCCCCGAGGACCATCACATGATCCTCGTGTGGAAGGCGCTGCTCGACGACGCCGCGGGCTTCGACGCCGCCCCCGACGTGGCCACGCGCGCGGCCAACAAGTACGAGGAGATGCTGCGCGCACTGGAGGTGGAGCAGTCGATGGCGCGCTTCTCCGTGCGCACCGAGCCGCTGGACGTGTACTGACGTGCAGCGACTGAAGACGCCCCAGGTCCCGATCCGCTTCGACCGCTTCCAGCTCGAAGGCGGGCTGGACCAGCACACGCCGCAGGAGGAGCTGCCCGCGGGCTTCTGCTCCGACGCGCTCAACTACGAGATCGGCGTCACCGGCGGCTACGCGCGCATCGGCGGCATCGAGCGCTACGACGGGCGCCCCAGCCCGAGCGCGGCGCAGTACGTGGCCATCGAGATGACCGACGTGTCCGGCCTCGTGCCCGGCATGACGGTGGACAACTCCAGCGCCTCGGTGGCCATCGTGGCCGCCGTTGAGGGCCTGGTCGTCGTGCTCACGCAGATGACCGGCGCCTTCAACCAAGGCGAGGTGGTGCGCCACAGCGGCCTGCCGGTGGGCGCCGTCGCGTCGGCCGGCGTCGAGCTGGACCGCACGACCGAGGCGCGCTACCGCTTCGCGGCCGCCGAGATCTACCGCGCCAGCATCAGCGCACCCGCCGGCTCCGGCGCCATCCTGGGCGGCTTCGAGCTGGGCGGGGTCAACTTCTGCTTCCGCCAGTCGGGCGCGACCGTGCTGCTGTACCGGGCCACGAGCGCGGGCTGGACGGCCGTGCCGTTCCTGTCGGAGATCCAGTTCAGCGGCGGCGGCGGCGGCGCTGCGCCGCCCGAGGGCTCGATCATCACCCAGGGCGCGGCCAGCGCGCGCGTGCGCCGCGTGCTCACCCGCTCGGGCGCCTGGAGCGGCACGGCCGCGGGCACCATCGTGGTCGACAACATGGTGGGCGCCTTCACGCCTGGCGCCTTCACCGCCGGCGTCACCGCGGCCAACACAGACGGCGCGGCCACCGCGATCACGCTGAGTGCGGGCGGGCGCTTCCAGATCGACAAGGGCGACGTCGGCAAGGGCCTGCGCGCCTACGGCTGCGACGGCGTCAACCGCGGCTGGGAGTTCGACGGCAGCGTGTTCTGCCCCATCCGCACGGGCATGCAGGCCTCGGTGTACGGCGACGCGCCGCGCAACGTGTGGCTGCACAACTCGCACCTGTTCTTCAGCTTCGGCTCCGAGGCGCAGCACTCCAGCCTGGGCGACCCCTACGCCTGGAGCGTGGTCACCGGCGCGGGCGCGATCCGCGTGAACGGCACCATCACCGCGTTCCTCGGCCTGCCCGGCTCCAGCACCGCGGCGGCGCTCGCGATCTTCCACGACGCGGGCTTCTCGATCCTGTACGGCACGAACAGCTCCGACTGGACCAAGGTCGACACCGAGACCGGCGTGGGCTGCAAGCCGTACGCCGCGCAGGCCCTGGCGCAGGGCTACCTGTTCGACGACGCGGGCATGCAGGCGCTGTCGGCCGTGCAGTCGTTCGGCAACTTCAAGAGCGCCACCCTCACGCTGAACATCCGCGACTGGGTCGCGCAGCGGCGCACCGGCGTCACCGCCTCGCTGGTCAACCGCGAGAGGAGCCAGTACCGGCTGTTCTTCAGCGACGGCTCGGCCCTGTTCGCGACCATCGTGAACGGCCAGTTCAAGGGCGCCATGCCGCAGCAGCTGCCCGTGGCGGCGCGCTGCGCGTGGGCCGGTGCCTCCACCGACGGCACCGAGGTGTCGTTCATCGGAGGCGCCGACGGCATGGTCTACCGCCTGGACGTGGGCACCTCGTTCGACGGCGCGCCGCTGGAGGCGTTCTGCCAGCTCGTGTTCGCGCACCAGGGCAATGCCATGCTGCGCAAGCGCTACCGCGGCCTGTCGATGGAGGTCAAGGGCGAGAGCTACGCCGAGCTGCGCGTGGGCTACTCGCTCGCCTGGGGCGACCCCGACAAGAGCCAGGGCGACGCGCGCACGGTGGCGGCCAACCTGCAGTCGGTCTACTGGGACGCCTTCACCTGGGACGCCTTCACCTGGGACGGTCGGGCCCTCGCGCCCTCGCGCATCCGCCTGCAAGGCACGGCCGAGAACATCGCGCTGCGCATCGAGAGCGCGAGCGAGCTGTGGCCCGCCACCACGATCAACAGCATCACGCTGGCCTACACGCCGCGCCGACTTCTCAGGGGAGGGAACTGACATGGCCGACTGGTACGAAGCCTCTGGCTACCCGGGCTCGCGCCGCTTCGGCGACTCGAACGGCGCGCGCGCGGAGTTCGCCGCCATCGCCGCCGCCTTCGCCAAGCTGCCCGCGCTCACGGGCAACGCCAAGCGCCTGTCGGCCGTCAACGCCGCCGGCAACGCGCAGGCGGTGGTGGACCTGTACTTCGACGACGTGGGCAAGCGCCTGGGCATCGGCATCGCCGCGCCGGTCCACAACCTGCACATCAACACGCCCACCGCCGAGGCCAAGCTGGAGCCCTCGGTGGCGACGAACAACGCGCTCTGGCGCGCGAAGAACACCGGCGGCGACGCCTTCCTCGGCCTCGACTCCGGCACTGGCTCCGGCCTCACGGGCGAGCCGTATGCGCTCGCACTCTGGCGCACGGGCAACTACCCGATGATCTTCGGCGTGGGCGGCGCGGAGCGCATGCGCATCAACACCCAGGAGCAGGTGCTGATCGGCGCCAATAGCGTCTTCCCCGGGGCAGCAGCGCGCCTGACCGTGCGCTTCACCGGCGGCGGCACGGAGTACGGCATCGCCGTCAAGCCGACCACGGACGGCACCATCTCGCTCGCGGCGCTCAATGCCGCCGGTACGTTCATCGGAGGGGTGCAGCAGAGCGCATC